TTTTTGATGCTACTACTTTTAGTGCAAATCCATATACACCATATCTTCTTGTGAAGAAAAAACTAGGTCTTCCTGGAGAAGATAAGTGGAATCCTGCAGACATTTGGGTAATGTCTAAGAAAGGTATTATAGATCAGGTGCATTTTAATAGGGTGATCAAGGCAAGAAGAAACACTCCAACCATCAATGTATGCAATAATTTCTTGATGGAGAAGTTTAAAGAGGGAAATATTATTCCAATTTCTTTGAAGAAACCATCTAAGAATCCACATGTTGTCACAGTGAATGGTGATGAGTATTTTGAAAGAGTTGTATTGGGACAAACTAATAATCCTACAGTTGAAATGACTGCGGAGAATAGGGATGTAAAAATCAACTTCACATTAGAGACTGTGCAAATTCCTTCAACCAGAGGTTTGAAAGGTATGCTTGCAGCAAGGAGAAGAGGTGGTGCTGTAAATGGTCAGGTTGTCCCAGGATCTCAGAAACATATTCGTATTAAGTATCACGTTAATAATAAAAAAATTGAATTGGAGTTTGTACAAACAGGACAACAAGCCCTTGCAAGAGCAAAAATGGGATCGCTTGGTAATGATAATTTTACAAAGATTATTAATGGCACCGCCAAACAAGGTGTGAAAAAACTAAATGATATTCAAGAAAATTATAGTGACATTGGAGTTAAAACTAATCCTTGGTTTAACTCAAAGTTAGATAAACTTGATGATGCACAGTATGCTCGTCTTCAACAATATGTCGGTGAAATCTGGAAAGAAATTACTAAAGATAATGCACCAGATTTTAGTAAGATTACCGAATTAAATAATACTGCTAAATTGGCAAGTAAAGCAATGGCAGGTGAGTTTGGTCTTTCTATAGCAGGGATCAAACAAAAGCAAGTGCAGATGCGACTTATTACTAATCTATATGAGGCATGTGCATCTGTTGCTTTTGGCACGGGACTTAATAAAGAAGAGCGTGCAATGATAGAAGCGGGTGGTTTTGCTCCCAGTCGTAAAACAAAATTCAATGCTAGTGTCTATGTGAAGGTCTACTAGGGACTATATAAAAACTGGCACAAGACCCCCACCATGGGGGTTTTTTCATGCTATTATATAAGGGTCAAGAAAACGCCCCTTCATGCCCAATAAGCACCTAGAGCATATAGAAGACTCCATTTTCTATGGTCGTCGCGCTGCATTATATGCTATCAAGCAGGCATTAACCATGACCAGCAATATCAGCGTCAAGTATGATGGCGCACCTGCTGTTGTTTTTGGCACCAATCCTGATAACGGTCGCTTCTTTGTGGGCACTAAGTCGGTCTTTAATAAAAAGAAAGTCCTAATCAATTATTCCTATGAGGACATTGCTAAGAATCACAAAGGTAATGTTGCTGATATTCTGCGGTTGGTTTATCGCTATGCTCCTCGCATCCGTGGTATTGTCCAAGCTGATTGGATCGGTGTCGGTGGGGGTAATGTTTTTTCTCCTAATACTCTGGAGTATGAGTTTGCTCACCCGATTACTCAGCAAATTATTCTAGCACCGCATACTTTCTATGAGCGTGTTGCTCCTGATGCTGAAGGTCGTGTTGGTCTGACCATCGATTCTTCTGACACTTGCTACATGGTCAATACCATGACTGCTCATATGCATAAGTGTCCTTTTGCTGGTATAGATATTCTTGCAAAGGTTGTGGCATTGCTCCCCTTTACTAAGATCCCGAACGCCAAGGTCCGCTTAGAAATTTGTAAACATATTAATGCTTTTATTCGTGCAGGTAGTCTTCCGCACATCGATACATTGTATGTTGCGCTACCTGATAAATATAAGAAGGATGTCAATCTCAACACATTTAAAGTGTGGTCTTTGATATACCAACTGAAAATGCGTCTGCTTGATGCTATTGAAGATAATAGTAATGTTAAATGCTTCATCGAAGGTCAACCGACTCGCCATGAAGGATTTGTGATTGTATCTAACAATCCCTATAAAATTGTAGACCGCCTAACCTTTAGTAAAGCAAACTTTAATCTAGATAAAAATTGGACGAATGAAGAAGTTTAGTGCTTTCCTATCCGAAGCAGAACAATCCATAGCAGCAAAATCCGCAAGTGCATTAGGACTCAAGCATATTGGATATGGCAAGTATGCCGATCCAAGAGGAAAGGTGACGCATGTGTCACGTCAGGGTAAACTGCAAAAACTGAGTCCACAAGATCAAGTAGCAGCAACTCAAAATGTATCTCAAGATGATACTGGAGAGGCATCTCCAGCGCAAGATCAAGGCTCAATTGCTATTACATTTGGAAGATTCAATCCCCCTACTGTTGGGCATGAAAAACTCCTTAGAAAAGTAGAGCAAGAAGCAAAGGGTGGAGCATTTAGAATTTATCCTAGTCAAACTCAAGATCCTAAGAAGAATCCTCTCAGCCCAAATGAGAAGATTAAGTTTATGAAGATGGCATATCCTGATTATGCTAATGCAATCTCTACATCTTCTGAGCTTCGCACCATCTTTGATGTGCTAACGACGCTCTCTGATGAAGGATTCTCTGAGGTAAAGATCGTCGTTGGTGGAGATAGAGTTTCTGAATTCAATTCTCTTGCACAGAAATACAACGGTGATCTCTATGAGTTTGAGAATATTCTAGTTGTTTCTGCTGGTGATCGTGACCCCGATGCTGATGGCGTTGAAGGTATGTCTGCATCTAAGATGAGACAGGCAGCAGCAGAAGATGATTTCAATACTTTCAAGTCAGGTATTCCTTCTTCGATGAGTGTGAAGGAAAAGGAGCAACTGTATAAGGCAGTTAGAAACTCCATGCAACTTGAATCAGTTGAAGATTTCTGTGATGCATCTTTCTCTCTGCACGAGATTGCACCTAAACTAGATCCCAGAGGTTTGCGTGAAGCATACATCAACGGTGACATGTTTAAGGTTGGCACCTTTGTTGAGAATGTAAACACTGGTGTTATTGGAAAGATTGTTAGCAGAGGCAGCAATCATCTTATTTACATTGATGAGAATGACAATGTTTATAGAGCATGGTTGAAGGATTTGGTTGAGAGAATCGATATCAAATTGTTTGACTTCACACCTGCTGGTGAGATGGGGACAGACAAACTTGCTAACTATATGAGAAAACTCACCCCTGGTGAATTCATTCGTAAGATAAATAAAAAGGACAAGGACGCTTAGTAAAATGAATCTTAGAGATCTTCCAGATATGTCTGCTGCCTATAAACAGGTGCAGGAAAGAAAAGGAGACGGCAATTTGGCTAACAATGCCGTGCCCTATGACAGAGTAACCCGTGCTGACATCATTACTGGTGCTCTCGGCAAAGACGAAGAGGGTGGCAAGAAGAAACCCAAAGGTCACGACTGCGCTAAACTTGTCAAGTATAAGAAAGAAGAATTTGAAACCATCCCCGAAATGCATACGATGCTTGAGGATGGCACCGTAACTCACTACGATATCACTAACGGCAAGTATATCTACGAGAATGTCCCTGTCGAAGATCTTGAGATTCTGATTTCCGAGAAGCATGAGCACTTCGATAACTACGACAAGAATGCTGAAGTGTTAGGTGAGAATCGTGCTGCTGCTCGTGCTGCGGGTGGTTATAAGGATGACAGCAAAAAGCAACCCGACCCTTCCAAGGCAGGTTTCACTGGTATGGGTAACATGAGCATCGACCAGATTCGTAAAATGTCTGCTCGTATTGAGAAAGAGAAGAGCAAGAAAGAAGCATTCGCATTCTCTGATGCAGAGTGGCAAGAGTTGGCAATGCTCGGTGAAGAGATTGATGTCATGACCGATGAGGAGCTCATCGACTTCATGGAAGAAATCATTCTGGAAGTTGCTGAAGATGAGCAAGATCTCCTTGAAATCTGCGAAGCACTTGACGAAGTAGAAGTTATTTCTGAAAGAATGGATCCCAAAGAGATCCAACGTCGTAGAGATCAGGCAAAGGATAGACTTGCAACTGGTGCTGCAATGAAGAAAGCAGCAGAGAAATCTTCTGGTCCTTCTAGACTAGAGCGTATGAAGTCTGCTGCAAAGAGTGCTGCTAAGAAAGTTGGTGGCGCTGTTAAGGCAGGTGCTAAACTGGCAGGTAAGGCTGCTAATAAAGCAGGTAAGGCTGCTGTTTCTACTGCTGGTAAAGTTGCAGGCACCTATCAGGGTGAGAAAGAAGCAGCAAGAATCAAAGCAAAGCGTGCTTCGATGCAGAAGACTCCCGCAAAAGAAAAGTCTGACGATGATGACGGCACGGGTGGCAAACTCGACAAACTGCTGAAGGATACCAGAGGCACTTCTTCCAGCAGCTCCTCCTC